ACGGACACGAACCATCGCCTTCTCGTTGTCGAGAGCAAACTTAGTTGCAGCTGCTCCCGCCAGGGCGATGGGTAAGGTAAAGTTGTATTGAAGCTGACGACCAGTCCACTGGAGCTGATTACCCCACTTGACCAGGCTAGGAACCTGCCGGTAACCGAGAGGCTGGACCGCATTGGCTGCTTTGGTCTCAGCAGCAAGAGCAGCCGTCTGCGCTCGCAGCGCACTCATCTGAGCCTGCGCCTTGGCAGAGACGACCCTGACCATAATGGTCATGTATGAGTTCAACAGAACTCCTGGACCTGGCGATCCTCAGTGGGCCTCTAGAGTGCCCGAAAGACAGATGCAACCTTACGCCAACGGCGTGATGCCTGTAAAGCACCACGCCGTCAACGCCGGGGTCTTGAAGCTCCGCGACCTCCCCTGCCAAGTCGAGCACTACCTTTCGCCTTGCGCTCTCTCTCCTCCTGCTTGCGTTTGGCTTCCTCGTATGCTGCGCGCTCTAGAAAGATGTGCTCCCATCGTTCTAGCAGCACAGGATTCTGCTGGTAAACGCCTCCAGGCTCTGGTAGGTGAGCCCAGCTCATTGCCTCACAGAGAATGAAGAGATGTATCTCTTGGCAGAGGGGAGGTGGAACCTGTTTACCGTGGATAAACAGATCTACCTGGTCGCGGAAACGCCTTCCCCCAGCTCTCGTTCACGCGCCAGCTTCCGCAGATCTTGGAGACGCTCGATCTCCTTGTCGATCTCGTCGACAGACATATCCGCCTGCATCCAGGGATTCGCCTTGCGAATCTCCAGCTCCAGATCTTCGACGATCTTCGGCGGCGCCTTTTCGAGCCACATCTCGACGCTGCGGATAGAAAACGGAGCCGGCGACCAGCCGCCACCGACAGGATCCTTCTGTTGGAGGTTCCAGTTGGTGACCGAATTCTTGATCAGCTCGTGACGTTCCCGAGCCGGGTCAATCTTGATGCGCGAGTCACCAGACCGCTGAACGATGAGGTCCGAGTTCGTCATCTTCTGGAACTTGGTCTTGTCACCCTCGTCCATGATCTTGAACTCGATCCACTGCTTACCGTCGGGCAGTGTGTACCGGCGCGTTTCAGATACGCCCCAGTAATCTTCGTACCCTTCGCCGGTGTCTGGACCGACGATCTGCGGTTCTGCTGGTGCTTGTGTCATTCGAGTTGTCCCTTTCTAGGACTAGTTGGACTTCTTTTTCTTCTTGCCGACAGGTTTACTGCCGTACTTCTTGGTCCAGCGACGAGCAATCTTCGGATGCTTCGCCCACATGAACCGGCGCTGTCTTGCTGATCTGAAAGGCATGATGCTTCCTAGCAATCAGCTAACCCCTGCCGCGCTCTGGAACGGCAGGGGTTAACCGGGGAGGAGGGGCACTTGTTACGCGATGAGGGCTGCCGCGCTCTTGACGACGACAGTGCAGATCGGAGTGGCCTGAACCGGACGAAGTGCCCGGAACGAGATGTCATTCTCGATCACGTCGTCACCAGAAGGCTCAAGAGCATACGGCTCCAGGGCAACCTTGGGAATCGTGATGGTGACACTGCCCTTGGTCAGAGGAGTACCGGCGACGATATCCTCGTAGGTAGTGCAGGTGATGACAAGCTGATTCTTGGTCGTGATGCCACCGGGGGTCGTGGCAGCAGGCAAACCGTAGACAGCCTGCCTCCAGAAAGCAGAGTCGGCTGGACGGATTGTGAATGAGCCGGTAATCTCACGCGCCTTGGCGGTGAGGTCGCCGATGAAGAATGAACCGAGCCGGTAGTCGTCATCTTCGAAGTTGTTGGTCACATCGAAAGCGAACGACTTAGCCGGCAAGCTCACTGCGTTGTAAGTCAGCGTGATGTTCGTGCCGACGATGAGCGGTGAGTTGTCGTAGACCGGCGCAGGAGTCGGCGTAGCACCGGCAGTCTGCGTCTTGGCGATGAGGCCTGCGGTTCCCATCAGGAACCCGTTGGCGTCCGCCTCCAAGTGGAAGGTGTTGACGACTGCATCGGTGTAGTTGTACGTCTCCAGACCGGACCCGATCTTCTCTTCCACAGACAGGAAGGGAAGTGTCGAAGAGTCGAGCGGCGTGATGGTATGAGTAGCAACACCAGTCACAACCGCCGAAGCGCCCGTTCCGAGTACTCCCTTAAGGAGTGTCGGCAGCGCCTCCAGCCTTACATAGAACTCATAGTCACCAGACCAGGAGACGGCTCCCAGGTAAGCGTCAGAAGTATCACGCCCACCGCCGATCTCAGGGTCGGTGACAAGAAGCTCTCGATTCGGGCCAAGAGACCCGCTCCGCAACTTCATGGCCTTGCCGGTGGTAGCCATGGTGGCGAGGTAAGTACCCATCGCCGTCTGAGTACCGAACACGACTTGGCCAGCCTGGGAACCGAAACCCATGTCAGATTACTCCTTGTCCTCGGCTTCGGCCTCGGCCGGAGCTTCCTCGGGTGCTTCCGGCTCCTGCACGACTTCCGGCTCCTGCTCTTCAGGAGGCGGCTGCAGAGGGCTAGTCGCTTCTGGATCGGCTTCGTCGAGTGCCTTCTGCTTGGCATCGAGTTCCGCCTGCAGTCGAGCTTCTTCAGCCTTCAGCTGCGCCATTTCGAGCTCGTTGTTGGCGTCGGCCACCTGCTGGGCAGACTCAGCTTCGAGGTCAGCAATCTGACCACGAAGATCTTCGACAACCTCGCGTTGGGCCTCGACTTCCTCGTCGGTGTATCCCATGCCACCTCTCCTAGATGGTCAGTATCTCGGTATCGAGAGTAAACTCGATTGTTGACAAGTATACGAAAGTACCCTCGATCTCATTGTTCATGTACCGCTGATTTACTACTCGCCATCGTCTTGCTGCTTCGCGGGTGGTGCCATCAGCTACACTCAACGCAGACAACAGTACCCTTAGTTGCTGGTCACGGTAAAGCACCCTACGACCAGCAGCGGAGAATACCGAATGCGATGCAAGTCCACGCTCTTCGTCACCATCCTTGATGTAGAACTGGATGCCTAACTGGTAAACACCAAGAGTCGGCTCTCCAGCAGGAAAGTGTCCAATCTCAAGCGACTCCTGCTCAGGCACCCAAAGAGCACCAAAGACACCAATCGACTGAGATGGATCTGTGTGTCGAAGTGGCCGCTTGAAGATGGTTGTGTCTGTCGGATCAATCGTCGCCATTCTGGATGCAACAGCATAAACGACGTTGTTGGGAAAGGCAGGAGTAGTGGGATCAATCATACGACTGGTATAACCCCCGGTCCACTAATCCAGAAGTGCAAACGACTCATCACAAACAGAATGTCAGTCTCGTCGATACCCAGCACAGGACGAGGTAGCGTCGGTGGCGACTTCTTTCCTCGTTGAGCCGTTTCCACCTTCTCGGCAAGTTCACCGCTAGGGGGACGACCAGGGTAGCGAAGAGATGCACCCAGAGTATTCGGAAAGACCTCTGGAGTTGAATGGGTGATGTAATGCTCAAGCTCTCCAGTACGCTTATTGATCGGGTGAGATGGCCCGACTGGCCAGTCAGGGTTAGCCTCACGAATCTGCTGTGTGATCGGAGCCAACGGTGCCCAAGGGCCAGACACACTGTCGCCCTCTTGTGCGAAGCGAGATGCAGCTCGAAGGCGAAGGTATGGCCCCACATCAGTAGTCAAGAAGAAGGCCATTCCAACCGGGCTGAGGAGTGCCTCAAGCCTGGCCATATCAGCCAACGTGTCGGCTACGTAAATCTCGAACCGAAGAGATGGTGCAACCATCACACCACCTGATCACGATATGGCACCGCATGTGCTGGGAAAGGTGGAAGGTGAGGCCGGGTATACTTCTGGTAGAAGTCTTCCACCAAGGAGACTTCATCTTCGTTGAAAATCTGTGGTCCACCGACAGCGCCTTCAGTCCCAGGCAGCGGAATCGCGCCGGGAATGGTAATCTGACCAGTGGAAAGCTGAGTGAGGAGGCGCGTAGCCTCAGTCACGAGACTCCAGCCATAGGCGTGAAGCTCTCGATCCTCACCTGCCGCGGCCATATCTATGATGATACGGCCCGAGGCAAGAAAGTTGTTGATCTTCTTAAGCAGTAGAAGGGCAGGTCGGTTCTCAGGAGTATCCGCCAGAACGATCGGAGTTACATAGATGTGACCGATCTGTGCGTCGATCTCATCAGCGGCGTTGGCAATCCAAGAACTGCCATCGCCAAACCGTGTCGGGAGCCGAATGTCTCCCAACATGAGATCAGGAACTTCTGAGTAGGACACTGCCCTCCTCTACTGCTACGAGCTGGAAGAAGATGCCTTCACAGCCGTCGGTGAAGCTGACGGCTCCTCCGGAGGCGGCTCCTCTTCAGGAGTCTCCTCAGGTGGCGGCTCGTCGTTGGGACCGACAGCAGGAATGTTGGGCACGTTGCCGTACTCCTCCTGCCTTTCCTCTTCGTCGTCGACGAACTCTTCGAGTACTGCCTCCGGCCCTTCCTCCGCCTTCAGCGGAGCTTCGGACTCATTGGCGTAAGTCATGTACTCAGGAGAGATGCCGCTGGAGTAGCTGCTGAGGTCATTGCCCTCGACAGCGAAACTGCGAGCATCTTTGTCTTCGCCCTGTTCGGCCTGCCGACGAGCTGCCTCGTCAGAGGTCGAGAGGACTGCACTGGAAGCGAAACCAGCCTCCTGGCGCTCTTCCAGATCCACCTGCGATGCAGGCTTCTCGTAGTTGGCTTCCTCTGTCATGTGTCAGCCCTCCTAGAGAGTCACGTCGACAGCGTAGGTGTAGTCCATGTGCGGGAACACAGGGAACATCTTGATGCCGGTGCCCGCGTCCAGACCCCAGGGATCAACGCCGAACTCCTTCTCCCACTCGTAGTAACCGGGGGTCCAGTTACCAGCGGGGTGAGGTGAAGTCAACGTCTTGCCGAAGCCGATCTCCGTGTCGTCCACGTCCGTCACAGATGCTGCTGACGGGAGGAAGACCATCCGGTTCTGTGGGAAGAATCGGTTGTTGGTGATCGTGTTGGAACCGATCGGACGAGTACGGTAAACAGAGTCGTACCGAATGAACTGTACGTCTGCCGCGTTCTCGACGACCTGCATCGCAGCATCTGGACCCCAGCCGTCAAGCAGGTAGTTGAGGTCAGGCTGCTTCGCGGTGGCTGTACCCGCACCTGTGAAGGCAGCGCCGAGTCCTGCACGCTGCGCGAACTTTTCAGAGTTGACGATTCGGCGAGTGACCTTCTTCGAAGTGAGGATGCGGTCGATCACGATACCGTAAGTATCGTACATGAACTCCTGCACCTTCTCGATGAAGCCGATCGGGTCGTGAGTCGTGCTCGACCAGTCGACGACACCATCGGTCACATACGGCGTCAGATCGTTGGCGGCGTTGGCAGCCTGCTGTGCAACAGGTCGGCCGTAGTCCACACCGAACTTGATCTTGCCGTCGTTGTAGCTGATGACGCCAGTGGACAGAGCTGCCATAATCATCAGCTCCAGCCGGTTGTCGAGCTTCCGACGACGACGAGCACCGTCCCGAGCGAACTTGGTCGCCCAGTCTTCGAGCATCGAGTTGACGGTGAACGGCAAGTTGTTGCCCTGCATCGCCTCGATGATCCGACGCATTTCCCTGTATCGAGAAATGTCGCTCGCCGTGTAGTGATCCTTCAGCGCCCAGTCGATGACGGACGCGCGGCCTTCGCCGGGTGCCGTCTCATCCTTCTGGGCCAGCTCGGACTCGGCATCCTCGGCACGAGCCGGGGCGAGTCCATCCGTGTCACCCTGCAGGTAACCGAAGATGACGTCGTCTGTCGCCACCTCCAGGAATGGGGCGAACTGAAGGCCGATGTGTTCCTGGGGAACCGGCAGCTCTCGAATGAAGCCGAGCGCCGTCTCCTTGCGAACGATCCGGTCTTGACCAATGCCAGTCGCATTGAAAAGAGTCGGAACGGTGTCGCTGAACAACGTAGGTCCGTAAGACATGATTCAGACTCCTCTCAGTGGAAGTTGATGTGCATTCCCTTGACGGAACGCATAGCATCGGCGGTTGCGTCCAACAGAACGATACGGGCGCCAGCCGCGTTTCGCTCGAAGCACCAACCCTGAACTGCGGTTGCCTGATATACGGCAGCCACCTCGACGTCCCTCTCCAGCAACTGCCAGGGAAGGAAAGTGTCGTTGAGACCGACGATGTTGGCAAGGGTCTGCCGACCGTCAGTCGCGAGAGTCTGGAACGGGCCGACCTTGCCGGCGTCGCCTCCAGACGTGATCTTGGCGAGAACCTCACCCGCCTGCAGAACCTTCTGCGTGGAACCGTCGATCGTCTCGGTTGGAACCGACGCTGCTGCCAGCGTGTACGATTCGGTCTTGACGTCTTGGGTGGAACGCAGATATACGTTCTTACCAAACGGAGTACGGGCTGTCCCGCCTTTGGTGAAAGAAGCCATATGGCTTACTCCTCCTCAGACTTGAGCTTCTGGAGCTCTTGGTAGGACGGGATGTTCTTCAGCTGATCGGGACTCATCGACCGAGCGTGCATGGCGACTGTCTCTTCCAGCACGGCCATTCGCTCTTGCCTTGTCTGCTCAGTACCAGTCGAGGCAGGAGTCGTTTCGCCGTTTGTTCCGCCGTACTCACCGAACAGCGGCTGCGATGGCGCGGAGTCATACGACGCCGCCCAATCGGAGAACTGCTCGTCGTTCAGCTTGAGCGCAAACGCGGTCAGGCTGTCGACCTGTGATGCAGCGATCTTCTTATCGTCACTGAGCTTCGTGACGAAAGCTTTGCGGCCTCCTTGGACCGTCTCGGTCTGGAACTTCTCCAGAGCGAGGATGTGGGTCTGGACGGCCTGGGGGTCAGTGGTGTGAACACCCATGACCATGAAAGTGCCGGGAGTCTGGTTCACCGGCTGAAGAGCAGGCTGAGTGGCCTCAGCATCCGTCTCTTCATCCGTGTCAGCCGGTTCTACCGGCGGCTCCGGCGGGGTCTCCGGTGGAGTCTCAGGCTGAACTTCAGTGGTCTCACCAGTCGGCTCAGTCGTGGGCTGGTCGCCGTCCTGGTTCTTCGGGCCATGGCCCATGGAAGCCTCCTTGGTGGCTGTGTTGCTGATTTCGAGCCGCAGTGCAACTTCAGCAGGAGAAGGTGCAAACCTCTTCCCACCATAGTTGTAGAACGACAGATCCCACTTGTTCGTTGCTTCCTCGGCTTCTTCGTTGTCTTCGTCGAGGACTGTATCAGCCAGACCCGCATCTCGAGCCTCAAACGCGGAGTACCACGTCTCAGCCTTCATGAAGTCTCGCCAGTAACTGACAGCACCACCCGCCTGCTGCGCGTAGATATCCGCGATGTTGTCACTCATCTTGTCGAGAATGACTGCCGTGTCGCGCATATCGTCAGCGTTGCCGAAGACAAGTCCGATGCCGTCGTGAATCATCAAGACCCCGTTACGAGCCATGACAACCTCGTCGCCAGCCATGGCGATGAAGCTTGCCGCCGACGCTGCAAGAGCGTCAACGTAAGTCGTAACACTCGCCCGGTGTTGCTTGAGAGCGTTGTAGATGGCCAGGCCATCGAAGATCTCTCCACCCGGCGAGTTGATGTGGAGATTGATCTGAGCACTGTCGATCTCTTTGAGCTGATCGACAAAGTCCTGTGCCGTAGTCCCCCAGAAGCCGATCTCGTCGTAGACATAGATATCAGCCGACTTGCTCGACTTGTTCTCGATCTTGAACCAGTCCGACTTTGGGGGCGGCGCAGTACGCCGCATGGTGAAGCTGCGACGGCGAGGCTGAGGCATGGAGTTCACCTTACAGTAACGTGACGACACAGGGCAAGGACGACCGCTGGCTATCCAACGAGCGTCTCGGTTTCCGGAGGCTTCGTTTCAGATAGCACCGCACGCTCTGAAGAAATCGCTACGGTGTGCCAGCGCAAGCACTCTCGGCAGTGCAATTTGACTGTCCCACCTTCCACAACGATCTCACCAAAGATGCGACGTTGCTTCCAGATCTTGACGTGAATAAAGAGCTTACCCTTATTGTCAAGACCATAAGTCGCTAGCAA